CATTTATTTTTGAATTATAAATATATTTATCAATCAATACATTTTCCGAATATCTTCCATCCAATTTTATTTCAGGATTACTTTTTGTTTGATATTGAGACTCAATATCACTTTCTATAAATATATCATTATTTATTAACCCTTTTTTCATCAATATTCTAACAAAAAATATTCTACTAATTTCTATTAATTGAATATTATCATAATTATTTTCAAAAATTACATTTAATTCATTAATAAATTCTTCATTATTATTATTTACATTTATTGTTACTTCATTAACTAAATATTCAATTATTTCATTTAAATTATATTGATAATTACTTCCAAATACAGTTATAAAAATTATCATCAACATAAAATAAAACAACACTATAACAATTAACTTATTAAGATTATTTAATGAAAAATTATTAAAATTTGAAAATATTAATGTCATTATTGTAGATGAATTTTCATTTATTTGTATTTTATTATTTTTATAATAACTATTTAACTGTGATATTGATGGTGAATACTCTGCTCCTATTGTATCACTATAACCTCCTAATATATCAATAAATGGTTTAAAATTTTTATTCAAAGCATTAATAATTTGTTTTAAAATAACATCCAAAATATTATCATTACCAATAATATCAGTATTACTATTAATTAAATTACTAATAACATTTGAAAATAAATCTAATGTTATTACACTTTCATTATTAATACACATTTTATTAACTAATACATCATATACCTTTGATATTGTTGGATTATTATATTTTTGTTTATTATCTAAAATTCCATATTCTACATTTAAATTAATTACTTTATTCATAATTTTTTTGAAATAATTATTTAAATCATTATTTTTAATATAATTCGTATTAATATAATCTAAACATATAGGAACACTATTTGATATATCTAAACAATTATATTTAATATTATATGTTGTATAACTATTTCCATATGATAAAACATTATTTATATTTTCGGTATATCCAAGTTGATTTTTAATCATTAAAACTAATATTTTTAATATGTATAAAATATATAAACTATTATTTTGAATTGGAATAAATTTTTCATTTAATAAAGAAAATTTCCAATAATTATTCATAAATATAATTTGTGTTTGTAGTGTAGTATTAATAAATATTTCATCATAAATATTTTCAGTTATTCCAAAGAATTGTTTTTTAATTAAATTATTATCAAAAGTATTAACTATATATTTTATATATTCATATGTATAATATTTAAAATCTTTAAATGTTAATTTATATTCTAAATTTTCAATGCTATTATTTACATAATTTGTATATTCAAATACAACATCTTTAAAATATTCTTCATAAGTTAAATTTAATTGATAATTAATTGAATTATTTAATGTATATTCTATTAAATCATTTATTGATAATCTAAATTTATCAATTAAATTAGTTAAATCATTTGTTTGAATAAATTTATAATATATAAATGTTGTATTATCAATATTTTTTAAATTTTTAACATTAAAAAATTTATTAATATTATTACTATCTAATAATTTATCTTTTTGTTTCTGAATTATTGTTTCATCAATATTTAATATTTCTAATTTATTAATATAATTATACAAAGTATTTTGATATTCAAAAAAGTAATTATTATTTAAATCTAAATTATTAAAAAAATTAATAAAATCTTCTTCTATAGTATTTTTTTCAATATCATTTATTTTTTTTTCAAATATCAAATAAAAATATATTTCTGTAATTAAATCAGAAATATATTCTATGGAATTTGATTTTTCATTTAACATATTATCAATAAGTTTATTTATTTCCTCAAAATCACATACATTTTTTATTAAATTATCTTTTTCAAATATTACAAGTTTATTATATTTAAGATAGATTTCTAAACATTTTTTAAATGTAATAAAATATGTGGTATTATTTAAATAATAAACATTTGATATATATGTGTAAAATATATCAATAAATGTTTTTACATAAATTTTATTGTTATTTCTTTTTATATTAATTAATATATTATTATTTGTTAATAATTTATCATAATATTCCAATTGTTTTGTATATATTATTTCTTCATTATTTTTCCATTGATAAGTATTATAATTAATATTAAATAATTTTTTATAAATATTAATTCCATTATTATTAACAACATTAACATTTGTAAATACAGTATCTTTATCATAATCCATTGGTGTTAATAATGCAAATTTATAATTATCATATGTATTAACCATTTCAGATAATTTTAATATTGTTAAACTTCTACTATTTACTTTATAACCAATTATATCATCATATAAATTATTTTTTGTTGTATTTCCACTTAGTTTAAATATATACTCATTAATATAAGCATTATTAAATAATGTGTTGCCAACAATATTACTAATCATATCAGTTTGATTATCAATTTTAATATTATAATAATTTAATAAATAATTTGGTAATGTTAGTAATACATTAATATTTTTAATAAATAAATCAACATAATTTTTATTCATATTTTCATAATTTATTGATTTAATACTTTGACTATTATTATTACTATTAATATCTGTAATATTATTTTCATAGTAAATATTTAATATTTTAATACTGTAATTTGTTATAACATATTTTTTATCATTATTATCTACTTGGTCTATATTATATATAATATTCAAATTTTTTAATATATTCGTTATTGTAAAATTGTTAATAGTTGTATTAGTTAATTCTACAGTTTCTAAATCTTCATAACCAATATTTGTGGAATATGAGCTAATATATTCATAACAAAATGTATAAAAATTATCAATACTTAATAAATTGTTACTAATCACTTGTATTATAAAACTATCATTATAAGGTTCTTGATATTCAATAGGAACATCTAAATTTAATTTATTTTTATAATATGTCATAATAAATTTTTCCAAATCATAAGTAATATTATTATTAATAACATCTTTTATTTTAAAATCAATACTTTGTGAAGGAAATAAATATTCTAAATAATAATCAGTTCTTAAATTTAGATTTTCTATTATAAAATCACCTAATTTATTATAAACTAAAAATATCATAAATAAATATATGACTATTTTTTTCATAATATTATCTTTATCAATATTATATTTAGAATTAATTTCATTAGAATTATTTTTAAATTTAATTAAATCATTATAAATATTAAATGGTGAAAAATCTTCATTTAAAAGTATGAAATCATTAATATAATCATTTAATTCATTTTCATTAAGATTATCCGTAAAATATAAACCAGTATTAATTCCATTATTAAGAATTAAAAATTCAAATATTTCATTGTTATATTCAATACATTTATTATAAAATACTAAGTATTCATCATAAAAATTATCATATGATATAATCAAATCAATGAATAATGAATTATGTGATGGTGATATTATATCATTGAATAAATTAAGATTTAATAATTCAAAACCTAAATTATTTTGTGTTATATATAAATTCTTTTCATAATTTAATTTATTATCTTTATACATTTTAACAGTATCATATAATGAATTATTTTTTAAATAAATTGTTTCTTCATAATCAATTTGTGTTAAAACATACTGTGTCATATGATAATATAAAAATCTATTAATTTCAAATTCAACATTAAAACTATTATTAATTATATCATTAAAAAAATATATTGAATATTTTAATAAATTATGTTCGTTTATAGAGGTTCTATAAAATATAGTTTCATAATAATTATGTTCGGACATTGAATAATTTTTGATAATTTCTAATAAATTTTCAATTATAACATTATCATAATTGTCATAATTTTTTTCTAAATATTTATTATTTAAATTTACATATAAATTTTGTAGAATATATAAAGTTTCTGAATATAATATATGTATTATTCTTTCATAACTTTCATCCAATGATAATTCATTATTAATAACTTCAAAATCTATATTATTAATATTTGATAGTATATTTCTTCTAATATATGAATAAATAAATTTATTATATTGATTTGTTATATCATTAATTGAATAATCAAATAAATTATAAAATTCAATAATTCCATTATTATTATTAACATTAAGAATAGAATAATTTAAATTATTAATATCATCACTTGTTTTAAATATAATAATTAGTTCTTTTAATAAATTTATATAAATGTTATTATTATATTTATTAATTATAAATTCATTAAAATTGGTATATTTATCAATATTATTTATGAATATGTTAATGTCAGAACAAAGATTAATTTTAAAGAAATTAAATAATAAAATCAAAATTATTTCAAATAATGGAATTTCAAAATTTTCTTGTTCTAATGATTTTAATAATATTTCATTTTTTGTTATTTTGTAATATTGTGTCAAAATATTATATCCATTTACAAAGATAATTTTATTAATTAAATAATTTTTTAAATATGTAATATTATTTTTCCAATATTTTTCAAAATTATTAATTATATTTTGATAATTATTTTTAACATCTAAACAACAAGAATTATTTAACTTATTAAATGAGGATAATAAATATTCAAATATTTCAACTATATTGTCATTTTCAATAAAGTTTTTATTTTTTTTAATATTAAAATTAACAACTGTATAAATATCCGTGATTTCCGCATCACTATTCTTTATTTGATTAAATAAATTATTAATTGTTGATATATTTATTAAATTAATATTGTCAAATAATATACCAATTGAATATGTTGATTGATAATTATTATTATAAATATTATTACTTATAAATATTAATGGATTATAACATAACTCATCTATATTTGTATATTGTTCTGGTTCTTTAATAATAAGAGTAATCTTATCAATAATATCATTAAAATTATTATTAATTTTATTAAAATAATCTTTTACCAAAATTATAACATTTTCTAAATTAATAAAATTATTATTATATTTTACTAAAAATTTTTTAAATTCTTCAATAAATATACTATCAAAATTATTTGTATTATTATTATCACTTGTTTTAATAAAATAAAATGGAGAATATATACTTACTGATAAATTATCAATATTATCTAAAATATTAATTTCATCATAACAAATAAATCTATCATTAAAATTAAAATTTTTAAAATCATAACTAATATTTGTTATATTAAATGGTAAAGTAATATTAAAATATAATAAAATAAAATATAATGTAAAATTTCTTAATGTAATTAAATCAAATGGTAATATATTTATTAATTCTGTATCTTCTGTCATTATACATAAAAAGTTAAATAAGTAAAATAATCTATATAATGGAGAACCTACTGAAAAATAAAATTTATTTATATTAATACTATCAAAGCTATTATTAAATAATTGTTGATTTATTGTAAAATATATATTATTTAATATGATAGTATTATAATTTTCATTATAAATATCAAAACAAGTATATTGGTTAATACAATTAGTATAATTATTTAATTCATTTAATTTTAATAATTTAGGTATTTCAATTCTTCTATTATAATAATTGAGAATAATTTTAGTTAAATCATCAATTGTATTTTTATTAATTTCAATAAATTCATTTTTACTGATAAAATTATTATTAATCATATTTTCTAATTTAAAGCTATTTGTAATATATATTTCATATATTTCGGTATTAATTTCATTGATAAACTTTTTTAGTTTTATGTTAAAATAATTATTTAAATTTGAAAATAATGAACTTGATAAAGGGAATATAGAAAAAGAATTATTATAAATATTTAAAGTATTTTTACCTGTTGATTGATAAATATAATCTGATTGTTTATTATAAATATTTTTTAATACTTTTGTTGAATTACTTGTTAATTTATAAAAATTAAATGAGTATTGATAATAATATGTTATTTCATTAATATTTTTATCTCTAAAATTGTTTAATAATTCTTGATAATATAATATTTGGTTATTTTCAAATAAGTCAAACAAAAAATTATTGCTATTAAAATTAACAATTAATTTAATATAATTATTAATAATGTTTAATTTTGTATTTGAAGAAAAAATTAAAATAGTATCTATTATTTTATTTACTATATTATTTATTTTTAAATTATTTAATGATATTTTTAATACTTCTTTTAATATAATAAATTTATTAATTATCACACTTGTATAATTATTTATTTTTTTGTTAATAAAGTTAATAAAATAATTGTTATTTGTTTCAAATTGATATACCAAACTTGAATAAAAGTCATTTGATGCTAATAGTGTATTATTTTCAAATAATAATTCTAAAGTTTTAATATAGAAATTATTATTATTTTGATATTTATTATTTAAATATGATAAACTAAGAATATTATTTTTAATATTATTATTATTGATATTTATAAATTCCTCTAAGTTAATATTACCATCATTAAATAAATAAACAAATAATCTTAATAAAAATATAGAACTCAAATTATTTTGATTATTAAGATTAAAAGTATTAATTAGATTTGTTTCATTTTTAATTAAACTTTCATTAAAATCATTATTATTAAAATTATCAAAACTATAATTGCTAATAACATTATCATTGTAATTAATAATATAATATTTAAAAGGTTCTTTATTACATAAAATAAATTCATTAAATTCTTCATTATTAATAATTGTAGTTGTTTTTTGAAATTTTGTTTTATAATTAATAAATGTATTTATTTCATTTATTGAATTGTAAATATTATTAAACATTAATGTTGTTAAATTTTCATTGCTTACATATAAATATAAATCATTTTCAGATATTTTAAATTTATTATTATCATTAATATCTTGATTATTAAGAAATAACTCAACTAATTCTTGATATTTATCATTATTTGAAATTATTTTAAAAGATGTTTCTAAATATTTAAAATCAATTCTAATATATTTCAATTGAGAATAATTAATAGAATTAAATAATATATTTAGGTATTCAGTATTTAAAATATTTTCAGGTAGAACAGCATCAGTTATAAATGAATAAAAATTATATAAAATATTAATATTATAGTATATATTTAAATTATCTGTTTCTAAATATAAACTTTGATTATTTATTACTAAATCTTGAAATTCTTGTTGATTATTTAAATTAGATAAATTAATATATTGAATAATTAAATAATTTGATAAATTTATTTTAATAATATCTATTTTTTCAATATTCTGTTTATTAAAACTATCCCCTTTAATTGAATAATTATCATAAAAATCTAAAATATTTGTATTTAATGTATTATTTGTATCTTTTTTTTCTAAAATTTCAATAAAATTTTCTTGAGATTGCAGTTTTATATAACTTTCAGAAAGTAAATCACCAGAGTGTGGAACAATAAAACTTGTTACTGTATTTTCAATGTTATTTATATTATTATTATTTTCAACTATTGTATTAATAAAAAAGTTGCTATATCTTCTATAAATAACATGAAAAAAATCAATTTTAGCATCATTATTTAAAAACATTTGTTCTGTTCCAGAACATATTAATTGTATGAACCCTGTCATATTAATATTATTTATTAAAATAAAATATTTGTATAATCTGTTTTAAATTATAAATAATAAGAAACAAATTTTTAAGTATTTAAAAATATACAAATATGAAAAAAATATTATGTTATATTTTTACAGTGATGAAACTATTATATTATGAAGTATTTTTAGAATAATCTATTTTTTGATATGTAATATTATTATTTTATAATTTTAATAATAATTTATGTATGATGATGATAAATATTTAATATTAACAAATAGTAGGTATATGGATGAAATTAATTTAATAAATGTAAATTTTAAGGATGTATTAAATTCAAATAAAATAAGTAATTGTTTATTAAAAATATTTGATAAAGAGGAATATAATATATTTGAGAATTTGTGTATAAATAATAATTTTGTGTTAATTCAGTGGTATTGTAAAAAGAATAATTTTGATAATAGTAAAATTTTTTTTGTTGAAGGTGAAACAATTGAAAGATTTATGGAAAAGTATATTCAATATTCAATAAAAAATAATAATTTAAAAATGTTAAAATATGGAATAAATTTTAATAAAGATATTTTTAAGCATTTTATTGAGGAATATTTATTTAAAATACAAATTGATAATACAAAAATATTAAAATGGTTATTAAAACATAATAATTTATATTGTATAAATTGTTCTCCTAAAATATTTAATATTAATTATTATTTTTATAATGAATTAAATAATCATATTAGATTTATTGTTAAAAAATATAATAATTTTTTTCTTGATTTTAAAATTGATAATTTATCACAAAAAAAATATAAAATATTAATTTGGTTAATAAGCAATACAAATATAAGTTTAGATGATATTGAACTAATTTTATTATTGAATATAAAAAATTCTTATAGAAAAAATCTATATGAAATACTAATCAAAAAATTTAATAATATTGAATTTTTTAAAAATGATAAAATATATTTTTTTAATATTAAAACTGTTTTTTAACTTTTTTATTATCAATATTCAAAATCATTTTTTTACTATAATAAGCTATTCTGTTTTCATTACTTTTAATAGCTTTTGTATATTTCATATTGTTTTTTTTAGCAAATAATTTAGTGTGATCTATCCATTTTTTATTATTAGGTATTTTACTTTTATTGTTTTTTTTAGTATCTTTTTTAGTATCTTTTTTAGTATCATTAATTTTTTCTAATTTAATATTATCATTTTTAACTTTTTTTTCTTTGATAGTTTTAGGTGGCATTATTTTAGGAAGCATAAATAATGTTTAATTATTATAATTATTAGATTATTTTCAATTTTTTAATATTGGTATGCTAAACCAGCTATTCCACCGATTATTCTTAATACATTATAATTTGTTCCATATATTCTAACAATATAATCTAAGAATTCTTCATTATTATCATTATTTTTAATATTATTAAGTTGTAATAATTCTAATCTTAAATTAACTGCGGGAATTCTTCCAAGATTAACTGAACCTGATGGTTGAAAATCAGTTGGAAATAATGAAAAGGAAAATACATTTATTCCTAACACTGGTGTAGAATTGTATGCTTTATAAGGTTGTAAATAATTAAAAAATTTATATGTTTGGTCTATGAATGTAACACTATTAAATATAATAGAACTTGCCTTACAATAAGGTATTTTTGATAATTTAAATGTTAAAAGATAATTAATATCATTAATAAAATCTTCATTTGTAATAACATTATTAATAATTTTATTTTCATAGATGGTTAAACCTTTCATAAAATCTAAAGCATTAAACTCTTCAAAAGGATTAAATAAAGAATTAATAAAATTAATATAATCATCGCTTTTACAAGAATATTGTTTTGTGTCCAATTCTTTATAATATTTATTTTCATTATTATTACCAATTATTAAATCATTACTTGGTCTTTTTGTAGAAACAAACCACCATAATTCTTTAACACAATGAAAGAAATTTATATTAAATTTATTATTTAAAGGAGTAGCATCTGTAAATTCAATCATTTGATTTTGAGTAATTAAATATTCATGTCCTGCTTGGACGAATTTTTGTCTTTCAATACTATCTAAACTAATATATTCTAATAAAACTGTAATATTAAGTTGATCTTTTAATTCTTCTTCAATATAAATTAATATTTCTTCTTTATAGATATTAATAATATTTTCAACAAATTTTTGTTCTAAATCATCAGTATATGTAATTTTAAGTAAATCAAAATAATTATTTATTTTCATTCTAAATTGAAAATTATTAAATTGTAAAGCTATTAAAGGAACTGCTAATCCATATGTTTGACAAAACCAAAAAGGAACTGGCAAATAAACATAATTATTAGAATCATCTTTATTTAAAAAGAATTTTATATTTTTATTAATTTTTTTATTATTAATCATATGATTATAAATTTCTTCATTTCTATATGTTAATTGACCGTAAGTATCAATATAATCTGGAAATAATCTAACAATATTATTACTTCCAATATTAATTTCTAAAAATTCAAACATATAAATAGCTATTTTATCAATCCATTCTAAAAATATTTTTGAATTATTATTTAAATGAGAAAGTATTATATCATATAATATTTTATTTAATTCATCTAAAATTTCCATATTTACAATAATTAAATTTTTAAACATTTCAAATGAAACATTTTGAACTGATAAATTTTCATAATTATATATTAAAACATCATCAATTAACTTATATAATGATGCATTTTTATAATAATTAGCATTTTGAGAAGTAATATTCATGGTATTAAAAAAATAATCAATAATTTCAAAAAAAACATTATATTGTCTTTCTATAATATTATCTCTTATCAAAATATTTAAATCAATAATATAATTGGAATTCGGGGATACTAAATCATTAAAATAATTATTAACAATATTTTGTAATTGTAATTTGAAATTTAGAAAAAGTGTATAATATTTATTATATATTTTTAATTTTTCATCATTGTTTTTTTTAATTTTATCATTAATAAAATTTAAATCTAAAATTGGTAATTTAATTTTAAGAATAAGATTACTTAATAAATCGTAAGATTTTGGAATATCTAATACTGATGTTTGGTCAAATCCAATTGAATTATCAAATCTTTGTTCTATAAACATTTTTCCAAAATTAGTATAACGCCTGTATATTAATTTAAAAAATGTTATTTCTGGATTATTTGTAAGCATTATATCATGACTTCCATAATTAGTTATTTGTATTAAACCACCAAAAGATGACATTATAAAATATTATGATATTATAATTATAATTATAATATTTTAATTAAAAAAATATAAAATTAATGAGTATTTTTTTAATTAAAAACTGGAAAAAAAAATTATTATAAAATAAAATTAAACTAAAATATATAAAAATTTAATTCTTGATTATACTGAATATGAAAAATTTTCTGGATTAAATAATGCAAAAATAGGAAATATAACAATAAGTAATATCAATGAATTAGACATTTTTGTTAATAAAATGATAGAACTCTTAAATAAAATAATAAATAAATTTTAAAAAAATTGAAAAATTATATTTATATAATTATTATTATAAAAAAAATGGAAAATTATACTGCTTATTTTTATCCATTTAATGATATTAGTAATAAAGAAAAAAATGTTTTTGATTTATATTTAGGTTATATAGAAATTAAAAATGGAAATAATATTATTTCTAAATTTGAATTTGATATCAATGATGTTTATGAGGAGCCAAAATATACAATTGATGCTATTTATCGTATTCCTTCTTGTAATTACACTGAAATATTTTTTAATTTTGTTGAAAATTTAGAGACATTTGGCAACGCTAAATTAAGTTTTAAACAGAAAAATGGCGAAAGGTATTATGAGGTTAATAATAATATTTTTAAATTTCATTTTACTAATGAATTATTTAGTTATGAAAATAATATAATTATTAATGAAAGTTTAATAAATGCTTTCAAAGAAATTAAAAATATTATAAAAAGTTAAGTGACGATTTTTTTAATTATTTTCAATAAAACGTCACCATGACAAGGTTCTGGATGACACCAACAACCAAGATTTTTATTTTTTAAATTTAATAATTCATTTTTAAATTTATTATCATTTTTAATTTTTTGTTTAATATATTTTTTATATTTTTTTATTACATCTTCTCTTGTATTATCTTTATCAATTTTAAAAGGATTATGAAATAATGATGTTTTTTTTGGAAATCTTTCTTTATTTATAAATACAATTCCAGCTCTTCCAATATAATAATTATTTTCATAATCATCAAACCATTCTTTTAAATTATTATATTTAGGTCTTATATATTTTACTTTACAATTAACAACTGACATAATTTGTTATTTAATATAATTACACAAATTCAATTTTTATAAATATATTAACAATTCGTGTAAAATTAATAATTAATATAAAATTAAATTGTAATAATAAAATTATGAATAATGATAATATATGTTTTGGAATTGATTTTGGAACAACAAATTCTTGTATAAGTTTTTGGTATGAAAATAATCCAATAATTATAAAAGATATTGATGATTCAGAAATTATACCAACTGTTATTGAAATTACAGATAATAAAAAAATAATCGGACAGGAAGCATATAAAAGAAAAGAAATTTTTGAAAAATTAGAATATGATAATTTTGTTGTTTATGAAATTAAAAAATTAATTGGTAAAAAATATTCTGAATTAGATGAAAAATATATTAACTTATTAGCTTATCAATTAGAAAGTGATGAAAATGATAATATCATTATTGTTTATAATAATAAAAAATATCGTGTTGAAGAAATTGTTACACATATTTTTATGTCTTTTTATTATTTATGTAATAACTATTTAAAAGAAAAATATAATGTTAAAGAAGAAGAGTTTAATAATGTAATAATTTCTGTTCCAGCAAGATTTAATGATAATCAAAGAGAATTAATTAAAACTTGTGCTACACATTCTGGTTTTAATGTTATAAGATTATTAAATGAACCTACCGCCGCGTCATTATGTTATGGAATTGGAAATTTAAATTCAATCGAAGAAAAAGTTATTGTTTTTGATTTTGGTGGTGGAACATTAGATATAAGTTTATTAAGAATATTAGAGAATGATTATGAAGTTATTGGTTCAAGTGGTAATAGTAATCTTGGTGGAAGTGATTTTGATAGAAAATTAATGGAGTATTGTATTAGTTGTTTCATTGAAAAATATAAAATAAATCCGGAAGATTTTTTAGAAAAAATTACAGAACAAAACTTGCAAAAACTAAAATATTTAACTGAAAAATGTAAAATTACATTAAGTGATAATTTGAAAACCAAAGTAATTATTAATAATTTTTATGATGAAAAAATTTTGGAAGTTTCAATAACAAGGGATGATTTAAATTTAATATGTAAGGATTTAATATCTTTAATGATTAAACCCATTAATGAATTGTTAGGTATTTGTGGGATAGATAAATGTTTAATAAACCAAGTTGTTATGGTTGGTGGGATGACTAAAATGCCAATTATTATTAATAATATTGAATTATATTTTCAAAAGGAAATAAATTGTTCTATTGACCCAAACACTGTTGTTTCTATAGGTGCTTCAAGATATGGTTATTGTTTATTAAATCAAAAAGATATTGAAGATAGATTATTATTAATTGATAGAACATCATTATCTATAGGTTTAGAAGCAAGTGGTGGCATTATGGATATTTTTATAAAAAGAGGAACTATTATTCCTGTTAAAAAAGTAAAAAAATATACAACTGATACAGATGATATGGAAGAAATAGATATTAAAATATTTGAAGGAGAAAGAAAATTTACAAAGGATAATATTTTATTGGGTGATTTTAAATTAACTGGTATAGAAAAACAAAAAAGAGGTATTCCTGAAATACAAATAACTTTTTCTATAGACCACAATGGAATTATTAATATTAAGGCTGAAGATTTAAATAATACATTAAATAAAAAAAGTTTAAGAATTCTTGGAAATAAACAAAATTTAAATGAAGAGGAGTTAAATGAAATTATTGAAAAAGCTAAATTAATGGATAAAAGAGATAGAATTGATAAAGAAAAAAAACAATCATATAATAATATAATTTATGAGAGTAGAAAAATTATTGATAATTTAAATAATAAAGAATTAAAAGCGGATGAAGAAACAAGAGAAAAAGTTATTGAAGCTATTACTGAATTATTAGAGTGGATACAAAAAATGAATTACAGCGATATAGAACTTGACAAATATCGTGATATAAGAAAAGAATTTAAACAGAGATATTCCATATTTTTAATTCATAACACAGAACCAGTTAAAGATTATAAAGGTTCAGATGAAATGGATGATAATAAACATATGAATAGTGATAAAAATGATGGTGTTAAAATTTTTGATGATGAAGAAAATATTAAAAAATATGAAACTCAATTAAATTATATGAAATCAATATTAGAAGAATATAATCAAATTAGTTTAGATATAACTGAACTTAGAAGAAAAGATTTTAATATTGATGTAGGTAATAATTTAAATTTTATAAAAAATAATAATAATTATGAAAATATTAAAAATGTAAAACCAAACAATGCGGATAATAATGAATTAAATGAATTATTAAATAATAAAATAGAATTAAATGATATTGAACTAATTAAAGATAGTTATGATGAAAATAATATTGATTTATTTAATAATATAATTGAAGAAATACCCAATAAAAAATTAAGTGATAAAAATGAAGTTGTTGATTTATTAGAAAAATTATGTTTAGATGTTAAAACTATTTGTAATGATTATATAACTGTATTTTTAGTTGATAATACATTAAAACCAGATGATATTGATAATAATTGTATGAAAATTCATAAAGTAGATTGTATATATAAAGATACATATGAAATTTATAGAGAAGATATTGAATTATTACCTAAAATAAATAAAATGTTGGAAAATAAAGAAAAATTTTATTTAGAACAAATGAATGATAATAATGAAGATGAAATAAATAAAAAATTAGATATTATTATTATGTTTTTTGATAAATTACATAAATATCAAAACAATTATGAAAAATACACTAATGATGACTTAAATAAAATGATTAAAATTATTGATAAAATATAAAAAACACCACAAACACTATGATATATAAAAATGAATTATGAATATTATATTATGACTTATGAATATTATAAATGAAAAACATAAAAGAGCCAAAGATAATTTAATTACTTTAACTCATCAAAAACGCTTTGACAGAGAAAACTTAAGCTTCGTCATCAGAGCTTTCATCGTCAGCCCAAGAGAATGCAGTCTTTTTCTTTCTCAAATCCGAAATTTTCTTCTTTGCTTTTTTAATAGCTTTTTCACATTGTTGAAATGCTTCATCAGTGGCAATCTCATCAAAGTCAAGTTCGGTTCTCAACTCTTCAAGACAGTCTTCCGCATCATAAAGTCTTTGTTGCCACTTTTTGATTTCTGGGTCAAATGAAAAATTACGAGCTTTAGGAGGAGAAGAAACAACTTTTCCAGCCCAAGAACCCGAAGGAGTAGAACTCACTGAAACTGTTGTCTGTGGCATTGACATTTCAGTGACAGTTGAGACAACAGACAATTCCTCAGACACATTGTCACTTGAAGAAGCTTGAGAGGAAGACCCAAAATTTCTTCTGGGTTTTCCCTTGACCCAACGGGGAGAACGTTTGTGACTAAATTTGCATTTGTCGCCATTTTTGCAAGAGCGTTCGGTTCCATTGAAATACCCACAAAGGTATTCTTGGTAATACCAGCCCGTTTCTTCCATAAATCTTTTCATAGATGATTTCATGCATAATTCACCAAATTTCTCACCTGATTTACCGGTTGATTTATCTCCAATAAAATGACAAGTTGATACACCAGAAAGGAATTTAACCCAACCTTTGGTTTGTTCAGTAAAACTAATAGACATCTTTTCACAGTATAAACTTTGATTAATCTTAGATATTAAACTTAATTTATTAAATCATTCAAATATTTTATTTTTCAATTTTTTTTTGTGTTTTATTATTGATATTTTTATAATAATTAAATATTATATAATACTATATAGTATAAATTAATTAAAAATGAGTAAAAGATTTCTTTCACCTAATGGTAAAAATCCTAAAGAATTAAAAAAAGGTAATATTAAAAAACAAATGGAAATGACAGAGGAAGATAAAAGCAAAAGTTTAAACAATATAAAATTATTTAATAAAAATGAAGAAAATATAGATGATGATAATAAATCAACATCGTCATATGATTCAGAAAAACATGGAATGGAAACAAATAGGTTGAGGGCTCTTGAAAATGAAATTGATTATTCAAATAATTGTTTAATAACCCCATTTGAAGGTTTAGAATATGACTTGGATAAATATGATATGACAGAAACTTCATCTGAAGATGAAATAGAAGAAGAAGATGAATATGAAATATATTTATTAGATAAAAAAAAGCGTTAATTATTATAAATAGTTAAAGCTTTATAATATTCATAGAGCATTTTATTAAGCAGATTATCATAAAATTTAATTTGATTATCAATAATATTATTTTTTAGTTTTAATGTATTATAATTTTTATTAAGTATTGCTAAATCTTTATAAACATCATCAATATCCATAATATTATTTATTTATAAAAAAAGTTTTATCAAAAGTGTGTGTATTATTTAATTTAGAATTACCAACAGAATATAATTTAATATCATTATCATTAATATTATTATTTATATTAATTGGAATAGGTTCAATATTATCATTTATTTCAATATTTTGAACGCTTTTATCATCAATATTTGAAATATCATTTAAATTATTTTTTGGAATACTATTAACTGATTTATTAATTTCTGTTAATTCATCTTCATTATTATTTAAATTATTTTTTGGAATACTATTAATTGATTTATTAATTTCTGTTAATTCATCTTCATTATCAGTTGAAATAATTACTGTATTTTGTTTTGAAGAATTATTAATAAAATTTTCTTTTAATTCTTCTGTGGAAATAGATGTAGAACTAATTTCTGTATTATCACTATTAATACTATTATTAATACTCTGTGAATTATTTTGTTTGGAATTTGACATACTTAAGGATGTTAAAGTTTTTGAAATATCTTTGGTAGTATTTGAGGTATTATTTGTAGTAGATGATGTTGAAGTATCCGCATCTAATTTTTCATTAATTAAATTAATTTTAGTATGTAAATTATCTTTATCGTTTTCAAGTTTATTTAATTTAAAATTAATATTATTGCATTGATTTTGTAATTTTTGGTTTTGTTTTAAAATAATAGATGAAAAACGGTAAGAAAGATTAGAAAAAATAATATTGATTTTATTTTTATCATAATTAATATTAAAGGGTGTTTTAAACATAAAAATGATTAGATGAAAATAAAATGTAATAAGTGATTTTTGTGTATCAATATTATTATTTTGGAATGTTGATGAGATAATAATATTATAAATAAAATTTTGAAGTTTAAACATCATATCAATATCATTTGTAAAAGTAGTATTATTAATAAATTTATATTCAATAATATTATCAATATTTATAATACTAAAAATAAAATCTTCTATATTTGTATCTGTAATTTTATTATTAGTAATTGAATTTAATATTTCTGTATTAGAAATAGTATATGTTTTGTTATTAAAATGTATTATATACGAGTTAATATTTTCATCAAATTCAATATCTTTTTTATTAATAACTATTGATATTTTTTCAGAAATAGTATTTGATTTTTTATTTTTCAAAATATCATTGATTGATTTTTTATCTTCAATTTTATCAATAATTTCAATTTTATCAATAATTTCATTTTTATCTTCAATTTTATCAATAATTTCATTTTTATCAAAAATAGAATTTTCTAATTCGTCATCTGATAATGAATTATATGTAGTATTAATAATATCATTATAATTCTTTGGTTTAATAAATCTTTTAGTATTTAACATTATATAAATATGTATATAATTTTAATTATTTAAAAATTATAAATTGTTTTTATTCAAACAAAAAATTAAAAGATATATATATATATATTATATATGGATGAAAAATATGAAAATGAAATAAAATATTATATAATAAAGAATGAGTTTCTTAAAATTCATAATATTTTATTGAAAATACAAGAACATATAAATACAAATTATAAAATTTTAATGTTTTCATTATCAAATAATTTATCAATATTAAATAATTTATTAGAACAATTATTAAATGTTTATAATGAAAATATTAATAATTTATCTATAAATAAATTAGAGAACACAATAAATATTAAAAAAATTTATAATAATATTGAAAATGATAATAATTTGAATTTAATAAAAGAAAGTAAATATTCAAAATATATAAAATATAATCCATTGAAAGTAATAAAAGATAATATTTTAATATTATGTAAAATTGTGGGTTTTCCAAATTTAGAAATATTAATATATTTAATAACAAATAAAACAAATATTATTTTCACAAATAAAAAGGATAAAGAAATAAATGAATTATTAAAAACCATATTTTTTCCATTAAATTATGAAATTAAAAATATAGTAAATAATGAAACAAAAATTTTAAAAATAAATAAAATAGAAAATAATGTTAATACATTTATATTTGATAAATTTTATGAAATAGAATATTGTTTTAATGGTTTAAATATTATTATTAAAGGTTTTAGTAAAAAAGATAATATCAATATGAATATTTTAACATCACAATTAACATATCCATTTATTTATAATATTAAAGAATTATTTAAAAAAAAAATAGAAGATGATAATTATTGTATTAATAATATTCATATTAATAAAGATTTTATTAATAAATACTTTAATAATATTGAAATATTGGATTATTTAAGTTATACATATGAAAATATGTGTGAAAAATTAAGTAATGATTATTTTAAATATAACGAATATGATAAATTATCATTATTAAAATTATTAAAATTATTTACAAAAGATGCAAAAGAAAATATTTTTAATATGTTTAATATTATTAGAATTTTATTGTATGGAAATAAAAATAATATTTCAGTTGTTAATTTATTATTTGATTTATTAAAAGATAAAAAAACAACAAGAGAAAATGAATATATTACAAATATTATATATGAACAATTAAGTTATAAAAATCAAGTATTATTACTTAATTATAAATTTGATATAAATAATGAATTAGATAAATTAAAAAATCTTTCAATGCAAGATATGGATATAAAAAATCAATTAATTTTATCAAAATCACTACCAGATTATGTTAAAAGATTATGTTATGATAAAATAGAAGAATTAAAAACATCAAATAATGAAACATATAAAATTAAAATGTATATTAATTATTTATTAAAATATCCTTGGATTTCCAATACTGATGATGATATTTTTTCATTGCTAAAAGACAATAAAGAAAAAATAAAAGTATTCTTAAATGATATTGAAGATAAAATGGATAAAAATATTTACGGTCATAAAGAACCTAAAAAAAAAGTTATTGAAATGTTGTCAAAAATTATAAAAGTTCCTGGAACAACCATTCAACCAATTGCTTTGGTTGGACCATCGGGTGTTGGCAAAACAAGATTTGCTAAAATTTTATCAAATTGTTTGGATTTACCATTTATTCAAATAACATTGGGAGGTCAAAATGATGGTGAATTATTGCACGGTCATGGTTATACATACTCATCCGCCCAACCTGGTTTGATTATTAAAAAAATGTGTGAAGCTGAAAATGCTCGTTGTATAATGTTTTTTGATGAATTAGATAAATGTTTAAATAGAGATGGAAAAGAAAGTGATATAATGAATATTTTAATTCATTTAATTGATCCTATGACAAATAGTTCATTTCAAGATAGATTTTATCAAGAAGTAACATTTCCATTAAATAAAGTAATATTTATATTTTCATTTAATGAAATTCCAAAAATAAGTTCTTATTTATTAAAAAGATTGGAAGTTATAAATATTAATAATTATGTATTAGAAGATAAAATAAAAATAACAAGAGAACATTTATTAAAACAATTATGTAAGGAAACCGGATTTGATTTTGAAAGTATTGTATTTGATGATGTATCACTTAAATTTTTAATTAATGAATATACTATGGAAGCTGGTGTTCGAGATTTAAGAATTAAAATAGATAATATTTTATCTAAATTAAATGTAGATTATTTAAAACAAAAAGGTTTATTTAAAAATGATGTTGTATATAATAAAGAAAATCCATTAATTATTAATAAAGAATTAATTATTAATATTTTTGGTCATCCTAAAAATATTGAAAAAATAACACATCCTGAAAGTTGTGTTGGATTTACTAATGGACTATATACTTCTGGAAATGAAATTGGTGGTATTTTATCTATTCAAGTTGTTAAAAATAATTATGGAAATAAAGATAATTTTATGATTGAAATAACAGGAAATCTTAAAAAAGTAATGAATGAAAGTGTAAAATATGCATTTAATTGTGCTATGAATATTGCATCTGATGAACAAAAGAAAATTTTTTATAAAAATTACCCTCAAGGTGTTTTTTGTCATTTTAGCGATGCAAGTTCAGTAAAAGATGGTCCAAGTGCTGGTTCAGCAATATTTTTAACATTTTATTCGGTTATTGTTAATAAAAAAATAAATAATAAAATAGCATTAACAGGAGAAATTGATATGTTTGGTAATATTAAGGCAATTGGTGGCGTCAGGTTAAAAATACAAGGAGCATATAAAGCAGGAATTGAAACTGTTTTTTTACCGGAGGAAAATAAAAATGATATTGAAGAAATAATTAAAAATAAATCAATTGAATTTGATTTTACAAAAAAATATATTTTGGTTTCAAATGTAAAAGATATTATTGATAATGTTTTTAATGATTAATTTTTTAATTAAAAATTGATTTTATTATTATAAATTAAGATATACAATGTTGCTAATATTTAATAAAAAAATATGAAATTGTTTTTAAGTTCTTTTATATTTTATATTTTAAATATAAAAGAACAAATAGAAACTAAAAGAGTAATTAAAAAAGTGTTAATAATAAATATATTAAGTAAATATAAAAAAGAATAATTATAAGTATATATTATCAAGAATTATCAACTTTTATGCGACTAGTAGCAACCCTTTAAATAAAAATATGTCTTTTAGACAATAATAAATCGATTTCTTAAATATTCGTATTCATTTTTATCAATAAAACATCTTTTATTTAATTTTAAAGGTTTTTCATACTTTTCAATTAAAAAATTATCTATTAATATATAATCATTTTCATCAACATTCATTATTTCTTCATTATCATTAATATGATTTAAAATAATATTATAAATTTTTGATGTTTCACTATCATCATTTTTCTCTAATGTTTTTATTCTTAATAATTTATTCACAATATTTTTAAGTTGTTTTTCTTTTTCTTGTTTTATTTTTTTTATTAGCTTATCTCTATTTATTTTCTCTAATTCTTCTGAATGATTAAATTTTTGTATTCTTTCTTTGGAAATTTTTTCATATTCTATGGCACTTAATCTAATAGCTCTTTCCAATTCGGTTTCATTATTATTATTATCATTTAATAATTCTTTATTTTTGAATATATTATATTTTTTTTTATATTCATTTTTGTTTTTTTCATTATGTATATTTCTTAATAATTCAAGTTCTTCATCACTATCATTATTATCATTAAAATTATTATTTATTAATTTATCATTATAACTTTCATCTGCTTTTCTGATATTATCCATATTAAGATATTTATATTATTCATAATAAATAAATTTCAATTTTTATATAAAACTGATTATTTCTCTTATCATATCTTTTGAAATTTCTGTTAATTTTAATTCATTAAATTTTCTTTTTTTATTTTTATCATCAAAATACCATACTAATAATAAAGGACTATTTCTTCTCCAATTAAATTCTTTGTTTTCACTATCAATAAGATTAATATAATTATTTTCTTTAATACAACAAAATTTTAAATGATTAACAAAATTATTCTTATCTAAATGTTTTATTATATATTTCTTGTCATCAAAATTAAATTTATTATAAATATATAATAAAATTGAATAAAAATTCTTAAATTCTATATTTAATTCAATAATACTGCTATTTAATTCTTCTTGATTTTCATAATTTTTACAAACATCTAATATATTTAAATTTTTATTATTAATGTTATTATAAATAATATCATTAATTTCATTATTAAATGAATTTTCTATTAAATATTCACCTCCCATATATATTATACTATTTATGATTGAATTAAATAATAAATATTCTGGAACATTTTTATCAATTATATATTTTTGAAATTCAATATCATAATGATATTCAACAAATAAATTAAATATAAAAGATGTTTCTTTTTCAATTATATCTATAAATTCTTTATTTGATATATTATCAATAATAAGTTTAATAAATATTATATTTTTTTCATAATAATGATATATTAATTCTTGTAAAAGTTCTTCAAAAATATTTAATACTTCTGATTTATATTCAATATATAATATTTTGATAAATTTTTCAAAATTGTATATATCATTATCTTTTATAAAATCTTGAAGAACTGTTGTAAATTTTTTAATACAATTTTTGGTATGATTTGTGCTTTCCATTTTTAATAAGATTTAATTATATGATATTAATAAACATAAAAATCAATTTTTATTTAGCAGAACATACTGATAATTTTAAATTTGTTATTAATAAATTATTTGAAAATATAAGTTCTTTTGTATTTTTATAATCAAATAAATTATTTTTTAAATCACATAAAACACCATTATAATAAAATTTGCCATTTTTATTTTTAACTGTATTGTAACTGTAGCCATATAAAAACGAGTTGATTATATTTTTTTTGTCATTTGAATTAATGTTAGTAATATTAATTTTGATATTTCTTTCTTTGTATAATTTATATAAATTATATCTATTTTGTTTATACCGTTTATTAACATCTTTAATAAATCTTGAATTAAAAATACCTTTATCTAAATTATCAATTGCATATTTGAATAATTCTAATAATAAGATATGTTCGGATTTATAAGAGCCTTTTTTAAACTTTTCAATTATTTTTTCTTTTTCTTTTTTTTCAATATCCGAATAAAACATATCATCAATATTTTTAATATTGTCAAGAATACAAATTATTAATAATACTTTGTCAAATAATTTAAAATTGATATTACTAATATATAATAATGTTAAAGCTGGAAAAATATCCAATCTTGAATCAATAACTAATTTTCCAATATTTGTTAATATATTATCTTTTATTAAATTATTCTTCACACTAATTTTAAATCCATTATGTATATAATCTTTTTCAGGTGGTTCTATTAATTCTTTAAACATTTTTTTAACATCTTCTATTGAAGCATCCTTTTGTTTTATATCACTTTGTAATTTCATAAATAATAAACAAATATCTTGTAAATTAATAACTTTAATATTTGGTGGAGGATATTTATGAGTATTATTTAATTCTTTTTCTGTATATAAATGAAAACAATATCCTTTATTTGTTCTACCTGTTCTGCCTTTTCTTTGTTTAGCATTTGATTGTGATATTAATTCTTTTTTTAATAAATTTATATTATTATTTGGTTCATATAAAATATTTATTTCTAATCCACTATCAATAACATAAACAATATTTTCTAATGTTAATGAACTTTCAGCCACATTTGTTGATATAAAAATTCTTCTTTTATAATTTTCATTTATTTTTTTATATTCTTCAGCATTTGATAAAAATATTTCTAAATCCTTTGGAAATCCAGAATATAAAGCCATAACAAAACAATCATTTAATTTTTCATCTAAATCTGATGCTATTTTTTTACATTCTGATACAGATGGTAAAAAGAATATTATATCTCCATTTGGAATTTTTTCATCATTTATTTTTTTAATAATATCAGTTATAATTTCTGAACCTTTTTTTAAATATTCATCTTTTTTATCTAAAATACTATTTTCTAAAAATATTGATTCAATTGGATAATTTGGTTTTCCAGACATTTCCATATAATCATATTTAAACTCATCACTAAAATATTTTTTAAAAATACTTTCATCTATAGTAGCACTCATAATTACTAATTTAAGTTCATTCAAACCTTGTTCTTTTCTTAATTTAATTGCTTTTTTAACTAAATATAATATTAAATCAATATTAGTAGATCTTTCATGTGCTTCATCAATAATTAATATATCAACATCTTTAATTAATGGATCGGTTTTAATTCTTGCAATTATAGTTCCATCGGTGCAATATAATAAATTTGTTTTATCAGATTTTCTACTTTCACCTCTATATTGATAACCAACATATTCACCTAATTGTGTATCAAGGGTTTTTGCTCCAAATACAGCGGTATTTTTAGTAATTTGTTTTTTTGGAAGTGTCATTATACTTAATCCTTTATAATCCATATAATGAAGACAAAATTTAGGTATTAAAACAGATTTACCAGAACCAGTTGCTGAAATAATTAAAACAACATCATTTTTCTTTAATAATTTTAAAAATTTTTCTCCATATTCATAACCAGGTAAATTAGACCACATTTTACTAAGAATTTTATATTCATCACTATATGGTTCATTATTAAATGGATTATTATTTTTACCTTCAGGGTCAAATATTCCAATAGTCATATATTATAAATATCATAATAAAAAAATGCATTATAAAAAATAATAAAGGAATATAATAAATGATAAAAGATATAGTTTAGTAATGGCTGTAACAAATAAAAATGTAATAGATTTTTCCATAGTAAAAAGAGCATTAAATAGTGATAAGTTTTTAAAATTTATAAAAAAGTTAAAAAGAAAAGATAAAGAAAATAAAATGTCATATTTATTGGATAATTGTGTAATACATAGAACAAATAAGTTAAAAAAATATGTAAAAAAAGAGAAAATGCATTTAATATATAATGTTCTATATCATTCAGAAATAGAAACAGTATTTTCAGTTTTAAAAAACAAAATAAATAGAAGTGTAAATAATAATTATGAAGATATAATAAAAATAATAGTGGAATTTAAAAAAAAATTAAGTAATATTTATAGAAATTCTTTTAATTTATATTCTCAAATATTATAAAAAAATAATATAAAATAAAAAAGTCGAATAGTATATTGCATCATAAAATAAATTAAAAATAATTTAATATGACTGGTTTTTATTTTTCAAATAAAAACAAAATAAAAAATAAAAATATAATATTAAAAAAATAAAATATGAAGATTATAAAACTTAAATAATAATTTTTATTAAAAAATTATAAGATGTAACTATATATTTAGTTCTTAATAGTACAAAAATTATATGTATTGGGTATAAAAAATAATTATTTTATTACATCGCTGTATATATGTCTAAATTATTAGTTGTTTAGATTTTTTTATAATATTTTCATATTTTTTATGAAATTTTTTTTCAAATATGTCATATTGTGGTTCATCATTATTTAAAAATACAAATAAAAATTCACTATTAGAACATTCTGGTTTAAAATTTTGTTTTTTATGATTTTCTATTATTTTATCTAATTTATCATTTATTTCGTTTAATAAATAATTATAATTTTCTTTAGTAATTTTTAATATTTGAATATCAAAATGAGAAGTTTCAAATGTTGTATTAGGCATCAAAAGAAAATGATATTTATGATAATTAAATAAAAGTTCCATTACACCTTGTTTATTGTTAGAAATTCCAATAATTGCTTGAAAATTTACACATTCATGAGTATCACAATGAACTAAATAAAACATTTTAATAATATTTATTAAATATTATTTATAATACTTTTATATATTTTTTATAAAAAACGTTATTTTAAAGATTATGAAGTTATTACTTTTAAAAAATTGAAATTTTATATATAATATTATTAAATAATATAAATGGAAAATAATTACTGGATTATTGATGAATGTATAATATTTAAACCTAATTTTAATGAAGAATTAACAGATTATTATGATATAATAAATAAATATAATAAAATAATATTTAGTGAGTATAATGATCCTTTAATAGCAATTAAAACAAATAATCAATTTGAATATAAATATAATAGTAATTATATTCATAATAAATTTAATCAAAAAATAAATTTATCAAATAATATTAATTTAACACATTTAAGTTTTGGTTCAAATTTTAATCAACAGGTAAATAATTTATCTCAAAATATTACTCATTTAAGTTTTGGGGAAAAATTTAATCAAGAAGTTATTAATTTACCTCAAAATCTTACTCATTTAACTTTTAGTGTGTATTTTAATCAAGAAGTAAATAATTTACCTCAAAATCTTACTAATTTAACTTTTGGTTATAAATTTAATCAAGAAGTTATTAATTTACCTCAAAATCTTACTCATTTAACTTTTGGTTGTGATTTTAATCAAGAAATAGATTTATCAAATAATATTAATTTAACACATTTAACTTTTGTAGGGGATTTTAATCAAGAAATAGATTTATCAAATAATATTAATTTAACACATTTAACTTTTGTAGGGGATTTTAATAAAGAAATATATTTATCAAATAATATTAATTTAACACATTTATCTTTTTGTAATATGTTTAATCAAGAAATAAATTTATCAAATAATATTAATTTAAAATATTTAATTTTTTGTTGGGATTTTAATCAAGAAATAGATTTATCAAATAATATTAATTTAACACATTTAACTTTTAAAAGAGATTTTAATCAAGAAATATTCATTCCATTAAATGTTAAAAGTTTAACTATGGATTATTGTAATAATCAATATATAATAGATAATTTACATAATAATATT